CTCTACCAAACATCATCCTTGCCATCTTAATTCCTTCTTCTATATCTTCACGACCTAGCACATTAACAGTACGACCTAACGCCATTAATATTTCTTCAGTAGACTTTCCAGACTTAAAATCTCTGCTGCGTCCATCATGAGGAATATAATCTGTGCCGTAATTGTAACCCTTTGATCTTAATTCATCAATATAACTATCTAAAGTACGATGTGAATCTTCAATATAGTCGATAATCCTAACTTCACCAGAGCCTGATCGTTGCGCCATCAATATAGACATTGAATCGTTCCAACCTAAGTCCCAAACTGTATGAACCTTTAACAGTGGATCGTATGGAGCATTGCCAAGTCTACGTTCAAGATGAAGTTTAGTTATCTCATTAACATAGATAGCACCTTCAACTGCAGGTCTACATTCTCCTTCCCAAACTGTTTTATATCCTTCAGGATCACGCTTTAACCAGTTTATTCTTTCCTTTTCAAGCTCCTCTGGAAACCAAGGATTATCAGAATAGTTGCATTTTATAACAACAGCTTCTTCATTATCTGTCAATACAAATCTTTTATAGGTTTCATCAGTATCTAACTCTGGATTGAAGGTAATCCATATTTCACTATTAGGCTTTCTAATCGTAGGAATAAGAACATCCCATGATTTCTTAGTACAGACCTGAGCTTCTTCAACCCAACATATGTCCACTCCTTCAAAAGACTTTAAGTTTGTAATGCCTTGTTGACGAATACCTGCAAAGCTAAACTCAGAACCATTGATACCAACTATCTTTGTTTCAAGGACAGTAAACATATGTTGTAAGCCAAGTATATCAATCTGATCTTTCAGTAACTTATGTACTGATTCTTGTATAGACTTTTGTGTTTCACGAGCGCACAGAACTCTTATTGGTTCATTAACTGACTTAATAATTAATGCTCTTGCAACACTCCAACTTTTTCCTGAATTATGATTAATAATACCATTTGTCATGTAGTTATTAAATACAGGAACAAATAGATCATAAAACACATCGTTAGAATGAAATTCTGCCTTTACAACCTCAACCTCCATAGTATAATTAACATTCTTTTCATTAATGGAGTCACTGTATGTCTTATCGTCAACACAGAGCTGAAGAATGTCAGAAATTGTTTTCAGACTTTCATCTTGATTTAACTGGCTGCAGAAAAAAAGAACTTGTGACGCAATGCTTTGAATTAGCTTCTCAAGGTTTTTATTCTCATGAAATTGCTGAACAACTTTCTGTAACTCCAAAAACAGTTCAAAAGATTTATAGGCGTTACAGCTTTCCATCTCTACATAATTTTGCTCCACCTCTGAGAGAAGATAGGGTAGGCTGGAAAGGTGGTGTAAAAAATGTGAAAGGATACTTGTATTCCAAGACTCCAAACCATCCTTACGGATCAAAGCATGGTTGTTATGTTCCTGTGCATCGATTAGTTGTTGAAGAACATCTTGGTAGGTATCTTTATCCAAAGGAAGTTGTCCATCATATTGATGACAATCCACTAAATAACCATATAGATAACCTAGAAGTATTCTCGTCCAACGGTGAGCATCTACGAAGCACATTGACTGGTAAGACTCACAACATTTCTCCTCAAGGGAGGAAAAATATTCGTGATTCTGTAATATTGTCGAACCAACGGAGAGGGAAGAACTTTCAGCCCATCCTTTAGTAGTAAGAAATTTATGTTTAGCAGTACATGTTACGCTGTCTCCATTTGACAGCGTTATTGTGTACAAATCTTCAGGATCATAAATTACTGGTTTTCCACCATAACCTATGACAACTCCATCTGAGCTATAACAATAAATTGCTCCACCTTTAAAATCTTTTATTGCAATTTGACCGTCAGGTGTATCAATTAATGTATCTCCGTGAACACAACCACGTCCACCATAAATGACTTTATATCGTTTTGGCTTAAATATATCCTTTAAACTTGGAGGAAACTTTGCCTTAATCGTCGCCAAATGAAACCTCTATCCTGTGGACTATTGGACTTCCATCTTCTCCAGTCATTTCAAGTTTTTGAGTTTCCTTCCAACCAGCTCTAGTTTTTAACCAAAACATAGCAGCAGCAGTATTTCCATTTTTTGCTTGTTCAAACAATCCTTTTCCGATAGTAGCATTTGCATCAATGCGCCCATCATCTAATTCTTTTTTGTAATACTTAACAAGAGTATCAGAGCTAATTTCTATCTTGCTTGCTATGTCTTCATGCGTAATTCCAACAGCAGATAGCGTTCTTGCTAACTTGCGTAATTCATCAGTTGGTTGATGTTCTTTACCTTGAGCCATTTATAACTCCGAAAGTTTCTCCAGTTGATTCTAATGTTGCTTCTTTACCTGTAAAGTCTTGCCAACGTTTTACTATGACATCGCAATATTTTGGGTCTAGTTCCATAAGTCGAGCTTTACGATTATTTTTTTCACAAGCAATTACTGTTGTTCCGCTTCCACCAAACAAATCCAGCACAATAGAATTGATTTGACTACCATCTTCAATAGCTTTTTCAACTAATTCAACAGGCTTCATTGTTGGATGTAAATCATTTTTAGATGTACGTTTTATTCTCCATATATCCATTCCATTTTTACCACCATAAAATTTATGCTTATTAACCCATCCATAAAACATAGGTTCATACATACTCATGTAATCACTATTACTTAAAGTATGATTTCCTTTGTCCCAAATAACTAAAGATCGACATTGCAATCCAGTTCTAGACATAGATGCATAATATTTATCAATTCCTAATCTATAGAATGTTATATAAAAAGCACCATCTACTTTTAATTTTATAATTGCATTTATAGAATCTAAAAAATTATTTCCATCTTCTTCTGACATCTTGTCATTTTTAATTGCTCCATGTTTTGCATTAAAAGATTTTGATCCATCAGCATGTATTCCACCTGTAAAATCCATTAAATATGGAGGATCTGTAAATATCATATTTGCAGTTTCTGGCATCAACATATCAACCGCATCAATGCTGGTGCTATCACCGCACATAACACGGTGATTACCACATAACCAAACATCACCAAGTTTAGTAACAGGTTCTTCTGGTAATTCTGGAACACTATCTTCGTCTGTCAATCCTGGTGGTATTTCTTCAGGAGTTAAAGCACCTATTTCTTCTGAACTAAACCCAGTTAAATCTAAATTAAAATCCAATAACTTAAGTTCTGCAAACTCAATAGCCAACAAGTCATTATCCCAGCCTGAATTTAACGCCAGCTTATTGTCAGCCAATATGTAGGCTTTACGCTGTGCTTCTGATAAATGGCTTAATTCAATCGTTGGCACTTCTTCCAGTCCTAATTTCTTAGCTGCCATTAACCTTCCATGTCCTGCAATTATTCCATTCTCGCCATCAATCAATACTGGATTAGTAAATCCAAACTCTTTAATGCTTGCAGCTATTTGTATAACCTGCTCATCACTATGCGTTCGAGCATTATTAACGTAAGGTATTAATTCTGTTACTTTTTTATTGTTAATTATCATAAAATAATTTTAAAAATACTGCGATTTCCAATTAATAAACGCCACCTTTGGTGACTCACCATAAGCAACTCTATCTGCACTATAACATTTCCAGTAATTGCCAACCCATTTAATCTTTGGTTTTGTAGCTATCTTCATCTGCCTTAAACCTTATAATCTTCTTTCTATTCTTGTTGCTTGTTTTTAATGCCATTAATTATTACCTTGTATGTACTGGCATATCGTTTTCAATATACCTTTTCTCATTACAGTTTTTACCATAACACCACTTTTGTTTCAAGCTATACAACATCATCCAATTTGTATGTTTACATATAGCAATTTGTTTTGGCGCACTGAATAAGTTAATTGGTGGAAATCTCATTTTAGCTCATCCTCTTCCATCATATCCTGCCAACGCCCTAAAGTATCAATAGCTTCTTGCACATCTTGTTCAATGTCCTTTGCTCCTCTATCACCAGCGCACAACAACTTTTTAATTGCATGTTGCAGACATGGATCAGTAACACCGTACAATGAAAGTACACGGTAAACATCAACAGCATTTAAATGAACTGTATTTTTAAAATAATGATTGTATGTATTTTTCATATTTTTTTGTTTTCTACCCAAAATAGATGACTCTCTCTTTTAGCTTTTAAATAAGCTTCATAAGCCTCTTTTGCAGTGTTGAAAAGTCCTAAGTGTATTCGTTTTTTATTTACCATTATTTGTGATTGCCATTTTTTAACTCGTTTATACCAATGAACACCCCTTAACCCTGATGTGTTATCAATTCTTGGACTTGAAACATTTTGCATATTTTCTTGATCTGTAGCTAATCTTAAATTAACTATACGATTGTCGTCTTTAACTTCATTAATATGATCTAAATCATTTTCAGGTAATTCTCCGTATACGTATAACCATGCAAGACGGTGTGATAGATATAATTTCTTATTAGTTCTAATTTGAATATATCCATCTTTGCGTTTAGTTCCTGAAACCGAATTAGCTTTAACGCATCCTTTACTTACCAGCCAAGTAAACAAACCAGTTTCATGGTCATAAGATAAAAGTTCTTTAAGTCTTTGTTGTGTAAGTTCTGTCATTTGAAAATTCCTTAAGCATAGAATTATTAAGCGAAAAGTTATGTGGCAACCTTGCTTAAGGGTGTTCATCTTCGATTGACTAGCCACAGTTTTATTATAACATTTTTATAAACGCATAACAGTAACAAATGCTTTAATTCTAACCATTGTTTTAACTAACTCAAGAAATTCATTTAATTCTTTTTCTACATGCATCCTGTTAATCTTGTCCGCCATATAATAGAAATATTCAGTATCATCCATCATTTCTTCTCATTATTAAATATAATCCGTATAAAACCGCAATCATCTAAACACCAACCTAACAATGCCCACCAACAATATAAAAAAATATACCACCAATACAAACGGCAACAAATACCACGATACAACGTAATCTTTTTTCATAATTTAAGTCCATCTCTTTCTTGTTGAAATCTACCATCATGTAACACCACCTTGTCATTAATCTTAATTGCTTTTGCTTGTACTGTAAAAACTTCTTCAAGCTCTTTTATAAACTCTAAAACTTCTTCCATCATATCAACCATCCAAATGTATCATCCACCATCCCCCCCTATAGGGGGGGGGATTGGATGGATGATTTGGTTCATTCGCATCCATCCATGGATCATCCATTAAATTATGTGGATGGATGATTTTAAATAAGCCACCAATTTTCCCCATTATTTCCTATAAGTTGTTGTTTTATTAAAGATTTTGTAACCCTGTCAAAATCTCTTGAACGAGTGTTAGCGTTCTTAAATTCATCAGCAAAAAAAGGTTTCCACTTATCTTGATGAACAGTTAAATAATACTCGCCATCCGCTCTTAAAACAGCGTCTTTTTTTCCATTAACCTCTAATGCTTCAACTAAAGAATCAATGGCTTTTTGTTGATTTAATGTTATTTCTTTATCCTTCTTAGCAACACCTTGATACTCTAAATAAACACTGGTGATCTGCTTATCATCATCAGCGTCATAAAAAACATCTCCTTCTAATTCTACTTCTTTAATGACAAAACTCATATCAGTACCAAAGCCAAAATCTTTTGACTTAGTACAAGAGAAAGTAATTGCATCTCCATTCTTAGTGACACAAAACTCTGCGTCCATAGCTGCTTTTATAGATGATGAACCTCTTGACCTTCCTTTATCGCCA